CTTAGTACGGGCGATTCCTTTACAGAAATTGATCTCAACCGAAACTCATCGACGTTGGTTGTCGGGCAAAATGGTGCCGGCAAGTCTACAATGTTGGACGCACTTTCATTCGGGTTGTTCGGTAAGGCACACCGAAACGTCAACAAACCGCAGTTGGTTAACTCTATCAATCAGAAAAACTGCTTGGTTGAGGTTGAGTTCAGCGTCAATGGTTCCGATTATAAGATTGCTCGTGGGATTAAACCCGTCTGTTTCGAGATCTGGAAAGACGGGAATCTGATCAATCAGGACTCGCACAATAAAGAGTATCAGCAGGTGCTCGAACGAAATATTCTGAAACTAAATCACAAGTCCTTCCATCAGATTGTGGTCCTTGGTTCTTCTTCGTTCGTGCCTTTTATGCAACTTCCCTCGCACGTGCGTCGCGATGTAATCGAGGATCTGCTGGATATCAATGTGTTCTCAAAAATGAATAACATACTGAAAGAGCGCAACTCAATCTTAAAGGAGCAAGTTCGTGCCAACGCAGCTGACCTAGAAACCATTGAGATGAAAGTCAAGACGCAGAAACGCTACGTCGAAAAACTGCACAACCTTAATAAAGAAGCGAAGTCTGAAAAACTAAATGAAATAAAATCATTGGAGCAAATGATCGAAGACGTTCGATCAACCATAGATTTGATTGACGAATCGCAACTTGATCTTCTTAGGGACCAATCAAACAAGACTATCAAATCAATCTCTGAAGTCGAGAAGTATGATTATCAGTTTGGCGTGAAACAGAAAGAACTCAACAAAGAGATTTTGTTCTATGAAAATAATACCACTTGTCCCACCTGCGATCAAAGTATTGACGAAGGACTTAAACAAGAGAAAACCCAAACAGCAGCGAAAAAGTGGGATGACTTCGAAGAAGGAAGACATCTCGCATCAGCAAAGGTCGCAGGACTGAAGCAAACTCTATCTTCCCTCGAAGACTCCATCGCTGATATCAGCAGAAGAGTGAATGACGCTGACAGAAAAAACACGCAGATCGCAGAGTACCAACGAAGGATCACTGAGATACAGCAACAGTTGACGAAGTTTGACGAGTCGACAGGTGACATCGAAAGTGCCGAGAAAGAGTTGGAAGTCTTGAGCGAGAACAGGTACGAAGTTGTTGATCAAAAGTCTGACCTTGCTGACAGGGCATCATACCATGTGGTGATCACTGAGATGCTCAAGGATACTGGTATCAAAACTAAGATCATTAAACAATATCTGCCAGTCATCAACAATCTAACTAACAAATATTTACAGGTACTCGACTTCTACGTTTCGTTTCACCTCGACGATACATTTAAAGAGACAATTAAATCTAGGCATCGTGACGCATTTTCATATGACTCGTTCTCTGAGGGTGAGAAACAACGCATTGACTTGGCTTTGCTATTCACATGGCGTCAGGTTGCTAAGATGAAAAATTCAGTAGCGACCAACCTTCTGATCCTTGACGAAACATTTGATTCAAGTTTAGATGCAGAAGGTGTCGATAACCTGACCAAGATTTTGGACACGTTGGACAATGATACCAACGTATTCATCATATCCCACAAGGGGGAAATGCTTGACGGAAAGTTCGAATCTAAGATAGAATTCGTTAAGCGAAAAAACTTTAGTCAAGTAGCTTGATTTTATGTTCTTTTTTATGTATTATAGTTGTATAACTTATGAGGATTAATTAATTATGGAATTAACTGAAAACACACTGCAGGTTCTTCGTAACTTCGCATCCATTCACCAGAACATCGTTATTCAAGAAGGTAATGTACTTCGCACAGTATCTGAAGCAAAGACAGTACTTGCCCGATCTGAGATCGATGTTGAGTTTCCTTCTTCTTTTGGCGTATACGACCTCGGTGAATTGCTGAGTGTACTCAGTTTGGTTGAGTCTCCCCGTATCGCATTCGATGAAAAGTTCTTGACCATCGCCGATGGATCAGGGCGATCTAGCGTCAAATATTTCTACTCAGATCCAAACATTCTCACGTCGTCGAGTAAAGATATCTCGATGCCTGACCCTGATGTTTCGTTTCGCCTAGATCGCGATACGATGAATAAGATCAAGCGAGCGGCATCGGTGTTTGGTCATACTGAAGTATCAGTGACAAAGGAAGATGGATCAATTGTTTTAACTGTATTGAACAACGAAGATCCAACTTCAAACACAATGAAGATTGTAGTTGACGGTTCTTCTGATCTGGATGATTTCAAGTTGATCTTTAATATTAACAATCTTAAGATGATTGATGGAGACTATGACGTTTATCTCTCATCGAAACTAATTTCACACTTTGTGAATACAGAATCCAATGTTGAATATTGGGTAGCGCTACAAAAAACCAGTAAAATTTAAGGAGTAATTTCATGAATACTGAAACGATCGATCTAGTGAATCGTGTCGCCCGAAGCACTGTTGCTGTGGTCGATACGGTTTCTTCTCGCGGTGGGTTCCGCGGAGAAGAGCTTTCGACGATTGGACAGTTGCGCGATCAGTGCATCTCTCTGATTCAGCAAGTCGAAACGGCACAAAACGAAAGCGAAGAAGAAGCAGAGGAGTAATGTGATGGAGATGGCAATCGTACTGCTATTGATACTTGCTGGCGTTGTTTACTTCATTGTCCGACCAGGCAGTAAAGTCGTAGATGAAGTAAAACCTACTACAGCACCAGCACCAGCACCAGCACCGTCGGTTCCACGGTTTGAATCAAGCGAACTTGAGACAATGACCAAGGCAGATCTTTTGGATCTCGCGTTAGCAAAAGATGTACATGTTGCTAAGTCTTGGAACAAAGGTCGTATTGTTGCTGCTCTTACAGCAGAAAATTAATTGTGTCGGGGGCGCAAGTCCCCTCTTTATTATGGTGATTTATGAACGATTTCTTGTTGGTCGAAAAGTATCGACCGCAAACTATTTCCGAGTGTATTCTTCCTGAGTCACTCAAAAAAACTTTTTCTGATATCGTCGAGACTGGCGAAATACCAAACATGATGTTTACCGGCACTGCCGGTCTGGGTAAGACTACGGTCGCCCGAGCAATCTGTAATCAACTCAACCTAGATTATATTATCGTCAACGGTTCTGAAGAGGGTAACATCGACACCCTTCGGACCAAAATTAAACACTTTGCCTCTACCGTATCTCTTGATGGCGGCATCAAAGTAGTTATCCTAGATGAGGCAGATTATCTAAATGCGCAGTCGACTCAACCTGCCTTGCGCGGGTTCATCGAAGAGTTCTCTGACAACTGCCGATTTATCTTGACATGTAACTTTAAGAACCGTGTGATCGAACCGTTACATTCTCGTTGCAGCATATATGAATTTAATACGACTAAGAAGGGTATGCAAAAACTTTGCGCCCAGTTCTATACTCGTACGATGCATATTCTCGAGACTGAAGGTATAATCGTTGACAGCAAGGAAGAGATCGTTAATCTAATCATGCGCTATGCCCCTGACTGGAGACGCGTCTTGAATGAACTACAACGTTCATCTATCGGCGGCAAGTTGAATATCGCTATGCTTCAAGGCAGTAGTGATCAGTATGACGATTTATTCAAGTATCTCAAGGATAAAGACTTCAAGAAAATGCGCAAGTGGGTCTCAGAAAATATGGACGTTGACTCGTCTGTCATCTTTCGTAGTATCTACGACAGCATGTACGAGAAAGTAGAACCCTCGTCTGTCCCGCAGTTAGTATTATATCTTGCCGATTATCAATATAAGAATGCGTTCGTTGCAGATCACGAACTAAATATCGTTGCATGCATGACTGAGATAATGGCGAACGTTGAGTTTCAGTAATGGATTGGCAAAAGCGTACCACTCAGATGCTTGGGCGGTTCCAACCATGGCACGAACGGCATACTGAATTATTTCGCGCCGCGTTCCATGATTATGGTCAAGTCATTATCATGCTCATTGAATCGGACGGTACGGCGAGAAATCCTTTGAGCGTGGATCAACGCGCTAGTTTTATTGTTGAAACATTAGAGCGAGAAGGGTATGTTTACAAAACTGATTTTGAGATCATGCCAGTACCTAACATCGTCGCAGTATCGTCAGGCAAAACTGTTTATAAAATGACACATAAAAGTATTGAGAACGAAGAATGAAAATATTATTAACAGGAACGAAAGGTTATCGCCCAGGATTTATCGCAAATAATTTCATACGATTATTTGAAGACAAGTATGATATCACTGAGTATGAGGGTGATATTCGAGATTGGGACAGGTCTGCTGAATACTGGCGAAATTTCGATATGATATTACACCTTGCCGCGATGGCAGGTGTCAGACGTTCTCACGAAGAACCTGAACTGTATTGGGACGTAAACGTCACAGCATCTAAGAAAATATTTTCTGTGGCGGAAGAAGTACCAATTTTATATGCATCTTCTTCTAGCATTTATGAGTGGTGGTTGTCCCCCTATGCAACTACGAAATACGCTATGGAAGCAATCGCTCCGGAAAATACGCTTGGATTACGATTCCATACAGTGTATGGCGATAATAGTCGCAGTGATATGTTATACGATAAACTTCTGAGACGCGATGTGTCATACTTAACAGATCATACAAGAGATTGGACTCATGTCGAAGATATTTGTTCGGCGATTGATATTTGTATTCAAAACTTCCATACATTAAAGGGGCATCGTGCGATTGATGTTGGCAACGGTCATCCCGTTTCAGTTGTTGACATGGCGAATAAAGTCTGGCCAAACAATAACCTCCCTGTCAGAGAGGTGAGCGGCGAGCGTCAGGATACGTGCGCAGATCCAAGTATATTGCTCGGTTATGAATGGGAACCGAAGCATCATATTCTGGACGATTAGTGAAATACCTCGCCCTCTTTACAGCAATTAGTATCGCTGCGGTTGCGGCATACTTCTCAATCATCGGATTGGCGAGTATATTCTCTGGCGCATTCATATCTGTAGTGGTCATGGCAAGTATTCTTGAGGTTGGTAAACTAGTAGCAGCAACTTGGTTACATTTAGAGTGGAGGAGTACAGGATGGTTCACTCGGATATATCTTACCTTTGCTGTGATTGTTCTTATGTTTATTACCTCAATGGGCATCTTTGGTTATCTTTCAAAAGCGCATATGGAGCAGTCTATAAATGACGGAGGAATAAATGAACTACAAATACAAAACATTGAACGGCGTATTGAAAATGAACGCCGAACTATTTCTGACGCAGAGACAGTTCTCTCTCAACTTGACGCATCGGTTCAAACTCTCATCGACTTCGACCGGATCCGAGGAGATGATGGTGCGATTAATGTTCGCGAAAATCAAAAGGAAGAGAGGCAGACTCTCAACGAAACGATCGATGAGTCGTACCAGACAATTGAAATATGGCAATCAGATCTATTCGAACTTAAACGCGACCGGTTGGCGTTGGAAATTGAAGTTGGACCGATTAAGTACATCTCGGAATTAATATATGGCGAGAATGCCGAAAATTACTTTGACAAAGCCGTCAGATTAGTTATACTATTGATTGTTGTGGTATTTGATCCCCTGGCGATTATGTTGCTCATTGTTTCGACGAAAGCGATACGTGAAGAAGAGTACATACCGCCTCCTATTATTAATGAAGATCAGATTATGGTAATGCGATGAACCCCTTTGACTATGTAAATGCGATAAACTTCACCAAAGAAAATTTAATGGACGGAGAATCCGAATCCGACCCGAAAGCGTATAACTCATTTCTCATAAATCGTGCACTCTCCTACTTTCCCGATACAGTACTTGCCGCGAATATTATAAATAAGTATCACGGTCTGGACAATAAATTACAGTTCGACTTTTTACTAAATATAGTTCGGAAGAGAAAACGGTTCTCTAAGTGGAACAAACCTGAACTAGCAGATGGCGTGGAAGCGGTAAAAGAATATTATGGATACAGCAACGAAAAGGCAGAAATCGCCTTGTCCCTCCTTTCACAAGAACAATTGGAAATAATAAAAACAAGGATCTATAAAGGTGGAAGAAACTAAAATTTGGTCTCCGGCAGATATGCTCGAGATAACCCTCAACGAACCAGATGATTTTCTGAAGGTTCGTGAAACATTAACACGCATTGGTGTGGCATCCCGCAAAGAAAAGAAGTTGTTTCAGTCATGTCACATCCTACACAAACAAGGACGATACTTTATCGTTCACTTTAAAGAACTTTTCTTGCTAGATGGAAAGAAATCGAACCTAGAACTTTCTGATCTACAGAGAAGAAATAGCATTGCTACATTATTATCAGACTGGGGTTTAATCCAGATTGTTGACAGTGAAATGGCAAAGGACTGCGCTCCGCTTCGTCAAATTAAAATAATCGGATTCAAAGAAAAATCTGAGTGGGAGTTGTGTCCG